GGTGGTAGGTTCCAGACACCCGGAAGGCGGGGACGTTCCCACGGCTATCGCGTATGACCCCTCGGTAGTGACCAACTACTGCCAAATCTTCCGCAACAGCCTGGACCAGACCAACACGGCTCGTGTGACCCGGCTCCGCACCGGGGACCAGGTGAAGGCCGCTCAGAAGGAATGTATGCTGATCCATCACATCGAGATGGAGAAGGCGTTCCTGTTTGGCGTGGCCCATGAGGGCACCGGCTCCAACTCCCAGCCGGAACGTGGTACTCGGGGTATGCTCTTCCACGTCACTACCAACGTGCAGGACTTCAGCGCTGGCGTTGACATTGACTCCTGGGAGAACTGGCTGGAGTCCATCTTCCGCTATGGTTCCAACCAGAAGTTGCTCCTGGCTGGTGCCCGCGTTATCAACGTGATCAACAAGCTGGCGCGGATCAACGGGCACATTCAGCTTCAGCCCCGTAGCGACACCTGGGGGCTGACCATTTGGAGTTACATCACTCCCTTTGGCGAACTGATGCTGAAGATTCACCCCCTGATGTCCGAGAACGCCACCTTTAACTCCTGGGGCTTCATCTTCGACACCGGGAACCTGCGCTACCGCTTCCTGAAGAGCCGCGACACTCAGTACCTCCGCAACCGCCAGACCCCTGGTCTGGATGCTGTGAAGGACGAGTACCTGACTGAGTGCGGCCTGGAAGGGCGCTTCGAGCAGACTCACGGCATCGTTAAGAACATGAGTGCCGCAGTTCTGTAACCTAACCGTGTGGTGGGGGCATAGTCCCCCACCATACACTATCACAATCGTATAAGGAAATCAAGATGGGATTTCAAGGTGATTACGCACAGGGCATTAACAGTTCGTTCAAAGCGGATGGTGTCCTTCATCGCCGGGTTGTGAACCTCACCAACGCTGAGATTAAGGCCCTGCGCGCTACCCCCAAAGTGCTCGTTCCGGCACCGGGAGCCGGTTGGTTCCTAGAGTTCCACAAGGCCATTCTCTGCCTCAACTACGGCACCAACGCCCTGACTGAAAGCACCGACAACCTGGTCATTGAGCATGAGAGCGGCCAGGACTTGACTGGCGCTATCACCGCGGCTGGCTTCATTACTGCCACGGCAGACACCTACTGCGTTGTCCTTGCCGCGGCTGTCGCTGCTGCTGCCAAGACCAACATCGAGAACAAGAACATTCGGCTGTTCAATACAGGTGACGGCGAGTACGCCGGTAATGCGGCCCTCGATACCACGATGACCGTCATCGTCGAGTATTGGATTCACAAGTCGAAGCTGTAAGCCATGGCACTTAAACAGTACATCTGCCCACGGTGGCCTGACTACGCAATCGGGATGCGCGTCAAGTTCGTTGATGGCTGGTTCATAACGGACAACCCGGAGCTTCAGGCCCTCGTGGAAGGCAACGACATGTACCAAATACGCATTTGGAACGCGGAAGGAGAAGCCAATGCAATTCAAGAAGAAGCCCAAACCCTCGGGGAAGGGGGGGAAGGGCAAGCCCCCCAAGGGCAAGTAAGTGATCAAGTCGGTAAAGGGGGGCTACCAGCTTCACAGCCGGAAGGACCCCACAAGGGCGCTGGGGCCAGTAAGGTCAAGCCCGGAAGAGGTGACGGAGAAGGACGAGAGGCGCGTTCAGCACTTTCAGAAGTTGAAGAACTCGTCAAAGGCTCCGGCATCCTCGGCTAAGAAGGACCCCACCAAGTACAAGAGCAAGGCTACATACAAGGTGCCCAAGGCTCCGAAATGACTTTCAGTGAGCTTAAAACAGCAATAGGAACGTGGCTAGACAAGGACGATACCGCCCTGCCGGATGCTGTCCGTGGCCAGATCGTGAACATGGTCGTGCAGGAATACTGCCGCAGGTTCGATCTGAGCTTTAACGAGTACACGGCGGACGTTAGCGCCCTTGTCTCCACCCCTTCCTCGGACCTGCCCACCGGCTTCAGCCGACCCTGTGAGATGTACTACCTGGATGCCCTGGGCAACAAGATTAATGTTGACTACCTCAGCCGTGAGGAGTTCAGGATCAAGTACCCCAACTCCGCGGAAACAGGGGACGTTGTGCATTATACCCTGTGGGCCGGGAAGATATGGTGGGGTCCTACGCCTGTTGCCAACCAGACGGTCAAGTTCGACATCTACCGCATCCTGACAGACCTGTCGGCCCCGGACGCCACCAACGATTTCACCATCTACCACTGGCCCCTGCTCCTGTTCAAGTCCTGCTGCCTGGCCAGCATCTTCGGGATTGAAGATGTACGCATGGCCACCTGGCAGTCAGAGTACAGCCGCCTAGAGAGCCAGTTGGTGCAGGAACACGCCAGGGCTAAGACCGCAGGGCGGCGACCTGTAAGCAACGAGTACGGCTACACCGCGAGGGGAGCATAATGTCACTACCCAACAGGCTTAAGGGTGCCCGGATGACCAACGACACCCTTGGCGTTGACATAGACAACAAGGTTGCTGAGATTGAACAGGCCCTCTGCGACATCTTTGGCTTCACCATCGACAGCGACGTTACGGAATCCCCCCTAGGCTGCGACAACGCCGGGCGGATCACCAAGGCCCTCCTACGCCTCAAGGCTGCCGGTCCACTCGGGATCAGGTTCTACGACTCCACGGCAGCCTCGGAGTGCCGCCTGGTCTATGAGGCTGGCTACTTATCGGTGTCAAAGAACACCGGCACTGAGGCTGCGCCCACATGGGTAGGTGTGTACTCCCTGGCCGTTGCAACCGGCGTCGTTACTTTCGGCGCAATCCCGGAAGGCCCGGCCAGCGACCCCACCACTGCCAACCAGTTTACCCGCAAGGCGTGGGTTGATGCTCAGAACGGTGCCCAGGACACGGCTATCAGTGGGAAGGTGAGCAAGACCGGGGACGAGAGCGTTGCCGGTATTAAGACCTTCAGTTCCATCCCCGTACTTCCGGCCTCTGACCCCACTACTGCGAACCAGGCCACTCGCAAGTCCTATGTTGACGGCCTGACTGGTCCTCTGCCAGTGGCCCTGCTCCAGTATAAGCAGAACTCCGGTGTCGATGGTGGAACAGCCACACAGGGAACTTGGTACACCTACCCACTAAACCTTGAACTTGAGGACGATGGCAACTTCGTAAGTGGTACGCTGCCTGGGTTCGTACTTGCTGCTGGTAGGTACTTGATAGACATATCAGCCGTCTTCTACAACACCAACTCCTCAAGGATACGGCTTTGGAATGTTACTGGTGGCTACGAGGATGCCATTAGTGACAGTTGCTACATAACGGCCTCTGGCACTGCAAGGATACAACGCACGATTTCACTCGGGGCACCTACTACTTTCAGGGTAGATTACCGGGTAAGCAACACCATGAATACTGATGGCCTCGGTCATGCCTCTGGCTTCGGCACAGAAGTTTATGGCGTCGTGCATATTATAAAGCTGTCATAGCTATGGCCACTACCAACCCAGGAATGTTCATAAAGCCCCCCTTTGGGGGCCAGATGTCGGACAAGGACCTGATGGATGTGCCCGTTGGGTATGCCCGGAGGGTACTTAACTGGCTCAAGCGTGAGGGTGGCTTGGCTGTTCGGTCTGGATACGCCCCTGTTGGCTCCTCCTTGGGCGAAACAGCCTGTGGTGTGGCCCAATATGACCATCATTCGGGCCATAAGTACACTGTGATTGGCACTGCTACCAAGTGGTGGAGATGGAACTTAGGTACATTAGGCTGGGACAACATCACTGGCACCCCTTTGACAGGCAATGAGGACACCCACCAGATGTTCAGGGTGTTCTACAAGAGCAATAAAGCCTACTTGGTAGGTGTAAATGGCCACGCTGACGCCCCAATGAAGTGGGATGGCGACGCTGCCACATACTCTGCTGTAGGTGGCACCCCTCCCAAGGCCAAATGTCTGGCAATAAACAACAACAGGCTACTGCTGGGCAATACCTACACTACACAGGCCAATATTCACCAGATAGATGTCAGTGGCTTTAATGACTTTGAGACCGGATGGGGCACGGTACAGACCGCTAACCTGATGGATACTCCTGGTGAGATTGTGGAGATGCGGGAGTTGGGCAACCTGGAAACGGCTATCTATAAGTCTGACAGCATTTACGTTGCAGCGGCCCAGGCCGATCTTGCCCCCTACTTCTTTGAGCTTCGCGCTCCATTTATTCAAGGCCCGGCCTCCCCGAGACTGGTGATCTCACTGCCCTCCTTCCACATCTTTATGAGCAGGTCCGGGGGCCTCTGGCAGTTTGATGGCGTTCACGTCACCCCCCTGCCCGAGCAGCTTAAGCAGCACATTGTTGACACCGCCGACTTAGGAACGCTGGCCAAGGCTCATGGCTGGTACGATGGCATCAACGAAGAGGTCTGGATCATCTATTGTGGCCGGGGGTCAGACGCCCCAAACCTGGGACTCGTGATTAGCCTGCCAGATTACACCGGCTGGCCGATTGAGTTCACGAACTTCCGGCCAGTGGCCGGGATCGGCGCAGAGCTTGATACCGGCGTGATGATCGGGGATATGGTCGAGAAGCTGAGTTTCTACACCGGCGCTCTGAAGACCCTGGCTCATACCTACTTCAGAACAGCGATTGTGGGGCATACCGGCACGGTCCTGGAAGAGAGCGGATCAACTGATAACGGCGACCCCATTCCCGTGGAGCTTGAGACAGGGATGCAGTCCCCAGGCGACCCCAAGAGCTACTTCACTATTAGTGAGGTTGACGCTCTGTTCTCCAAGGCCCCGGCTAGCCAGAACGTGGAGTTCCAGATCGGCTACTCGGAAGACGGTAGTGATCCTGTTTACAGGTCCCTAGGCAACGTGAACATTGGCAACGTAGGACCCTACCGGCTTGGCTCCAGGATAACGTCCCGGCTGTTCTCGGCCAAGTTGCTGGCCTCCGCTACCCAGCCCATCAAGTGGCGTGGCGTGATTATCAGTGGGGCTGTGAGAGGCTTACGGTAATGAAGTTCAGCTATGGCGTGACACTCCCCGCCCAGCCTAAGAAGGCTGAGGACCTGAAGGACTGGTCGAAGGGCCTGCATGGTGCTCTGCACCAGACCCTCTCTCCCATCGCCAGGCGCTTGAACGAAATGATCGTTGAGGGGCCTGGGACCTCTCTTCCTGCCGCGGCTGGCAGCAAACGCTTCTACTATGCTGATGACGAGGACGCCCTTTACTATGATGCCGGGGCTGCTGGCTGGCTGCCTGTGGCCAAGGACACCTCTAGCGTTGAACCAGGCCACAAGCACAGTAAGCTGTGGGCCTCTGATGGCGACCCCCAGGCAATAGGTGTTGCTGCTGATGGCACCATTTCACTTTATGGCAACGTAACAAGCTCTAAGGTAAGCCCAGGTGTTGAGTTAATAAACACAAGCCCA